ACCCTGTCTGTTCTATCAAGTGCCCTCGGTGGCACCGGGATGCATGCGCAGCCGGTGGCCATCGGGGTACCCGTGGGGAGGGCGGTGTTAAAAATTGATGTACTTCTCAAACAGTACCTGGTGTATGTAGCTCTCGAAGAAGATGTGACGGTTGAGATACGCCGTCTTTAAATAGTAGTAATCATTCTCGAAGCGCTTGAGCTCAACATCAGACGAGTCATATCGTTCCGGGTTTCCTGACAGGTGATCAGAAACATACCAGCGAAGCGCGCTCTTGTGCTTGTATATGACGAGCTCACCGACCTGTACAAGTGGTTTGTACTCGCGCAGGTTCATTGACTTTACCTGTCCGAAAAATTCCTTGTTGAAGTCGTTCTTCAGTGACATCTGTGAGAAGTCAGAGTCTTCACCGGCCAGCTTATACAGCGAGGTCTGCGATTTCTTTTTTGATATAGGTGAGTCATGCAGGATGTATATAGAGAGATCGCGCTCAGGTATGCGTTTTACATCCTGATGCTTCTGCAGCATCTTTTCGGCTATAGTGATGATCTTCAGCTCTGTAAAGATCGGGTTAGCCAGATTTGAGCTGTTTGACAGGCATATGACGCGCAGAGGCTTCTTTCCTTTAAGCTCTCTGTTTCTTCCGATCGTCTCGATCGCATTCAGGAAGGCCGTGCCTTCGCTCTGTATCGGTTTTTCATGCCGTTCAGGTATAAACTCATCATAGAGCATAACGTCGACGTCTGAGGCATCGAACCCTCTGATATTTGATACTGTGCTGAGTGCAAGCATATAGCTGATCGGTTCACCGTATGGTTTCTCGATGCCTTCGTCATCTTTGATCATGCGATACACTCCGGTGATGTTCTTGTTGACGCTCTTCATGATGAAACTGTAGGCATCGCCCAGCTCCGAGCGCAGCGACTTGAACGGGTTCAATTCCTCTGACTTGATCATGTCGATCTGCGTCTGGGTGCGTCGCATGTAAATGAATTTCAGTTTCTTATTGATCAGATATTTCAGGAAGCCGAAGGTCTTACCGATGCCACGCGCACCGACCATGAAAATGAATGTTGACGGGTCATTTTCCATCGTCTTTTCAACATCTATATATCCTTCTTCTGTATAGTACATTCTTTTTCTCCTAAGATTTCATCAAGGCAAGCGTTATAGCCGATGTCATACCCAACATGTAAACCTCTACGATACATGAAACCGAATTCATCATTTCTGCATTTTAAAGTTTCTTCATATTCTTCTTCCCTCTGTGGCAAAGGTCTTAATTTGTAGAATATCTGATGGGTAATGCCTTTTCTATCGTCATAGGCACAAATAACGTCTGTTACATCTTCCGGCACATCAATTACTAATACTTTTTTCATAATTTCAGTAAAAGGCGGTTTTCACCGCCTTCCTCCTCTATTTTCTGTATTTCTTGTTGTTCTTCTTTGGTTTCTCTTCTTCATCCGGCGAGGCCTTCTTTGCGCCGATCAGGTCGAAGTCATCAACAATGATTTGTGTTGACCATACCGTCTCGCCTTCTTCGTTTTCATAGCTGGTTACCCTGATATGTCCGCGGATGCACAGCGGTGATCCCTTATCTGTGAATTTCTCTAAGATCTCGGCGGCTTTGTTGAAGACAGAGCACCTGATAAATTGCGCTTTGCTGTTTCCATCTTCATCGACACCGTCACGGACTGCAAGCGTGAAGTTTGCCCATTTTACATCCTTTTTTGTGTTGCTTGTCTCTACCTTGACATTGTCTGTCAGTCTTCCCATTAATATTACACTGTTCATTTTATTCCTCCTTAGTTTTTAACTTTAAACAGTCCTTCGATATCATGGTCACTGTATTTGATCTCCATGACTCCATTTAATATCGCTCTGTATTCCGCGGTGATACCCAGCGTATAAGAGCTGTCTCTGATCACCACATTATCCGTAATGTGGAGATCATGCCCGTCTTTTTGAATGACCATGTCAACATGATCATTGAAGACGCTCTCAGTTCCTCCGGCCTTGTTGAACACAAAGCCTTCCTTGAAGTTTTCTATTTTCTGAAGTTCTTCTCCTCCCTTCTTTTTGTTTACTCCGGCTATGGTGATGTGCAGCCGTTTGTCTTTGTCTTCGAGAACGTACTTTTTCGCGCCGAGCGTCTTGAACCGGTTCGGCAGTTTGTATCCTTCATCTTCAAAGACTCCCATGTAATGCACTATACCGTTTCGATCGGCTGCGTATGCTTTCCAGCGCATGGCCTGCTCTTCAACCGTTCTGTTGTATTCGCTGAAGTCAACGATTCCGGTGTACTTTATGGAGTCTGTGTCCGAGTATATAAAGTTCATCGGCTCTTTTCCGCGCTGGGTGACGACATCGATGCCATCCGCCAGACGCTTCCGTGACCATGCTGTCACCCATACACCCCATGCATAACTGAGAAACGCGGACCGGTTATGCTGTGCGATCAGATGGTCGAGTGATTCTTCCTTCGATACGAAGTCACCGTCTCTGAATTCGATCGTATCCTTCGCAGGATCCTCGACCGTCATGCCATAGGTGCTGTTCAGTTTTTCTTTGTTCTTCATGTAGAAGAGATAGTCGTCTGTGCCTTCTTCGACGCCTTTAAGTTCGGTCTTCACCTTGTAGTATTGAATGATGACCGATCTGAGCAGACCCGGGAGCATCTTGTATCTGGAAGAGTACAGATCAGTGATGACCTGTCTTTCCCATTTGTATCTTCTCGCGATGATCTCATAGTCGATGTCCGTGATCGTCGTTTCAAGATAATCGGCCCGGATGATACGACCGTTTGAGAATGTGCCGCCTTCGATATTTCGGCATTTATCGCGTGACAGATAAGTGTGCCCTTCTGCTTGGTCCTTGAGTCTGACGTTGAACATCACGATCCGGAACAGCAGAGCTTTGCTTTTGAGCTTATACAGCCTTTTGAAGTCTGCAGGATCCTCGCGATAGAATCGCGTCATCGGGTATTTGCACATCAGCATCGAGGACGGATACGACGATGTGATGTCCACGCTTTGCACATTTTCGATGATGTCATCAGCGTTCCACCGGTTGGCGATCGTATCTCCTCCACGGAATGCTTCACGCAGCAGTCGGTATACATCCGCGTCCGGGAGCATCTCTTTCAGCTGCGTATGGTTGAAGTGCTTCATCGCTTCTTTGACATCGCGTCTGACATATCCGGTCGCTGTCAGTGGAATTGACTGCAGCGTATCGCCATCTGAGAGCATCTGCTTCGTGACGGCCTGCACAAGTCCTTTGACATCATTTATGCAGTATTCCATCTCCTTTGCTGTCAGCGGTGACCATGGATATCTGATCTTAGAGTAGTCAAAGTCATCACCGGACAGTTTCTTATTTTCAACATTGTACTTCAGCAGAAACTTGTTAAGTGGCAGGTTTGTCAGATAGTAACTGCATCGAAACTCAACGCAGTCAAACATCGTGCATTTGAGCACCTTGCGCGATTCTGTTGCGAAGACCTCCTCCGGCTGGAAGTCATACAGTCCCTTGAGAAATTGAAACTCATAGGACAGGTTATGGACATATACGACGAGCCATGCAACATCACGTATCCGATCGGCGATCTTCTGCAGGAAGGTGAAGAATTCCTCCCAGCTTCGTCCTGTGATCGTCTGATCCGGTCCGAATTGAAACTGCCAGATGTACATGAAGCTCTGCTCAATGTCTGGCAGGCGTGTCGTCTCGATGTCGAACGCCGTTACAATATCCAGATATGGCTTGCTTGATTTCTTGCGAGGTATCTTCGGAATGATCTCGATGCCTGAGAGCTGATCATAATTGAAGTCCTCGATCAGCATTACTTCGTCCTGATGTAGAGCTTCTTAGGCTTGATCTGCTCTATCACTTTTCCTTCCTTGTCTCGCTTGACGTTCTGCCTTGACCATCTGTCGATATTTGCGAGGATCTGTTTTTTCGTCAGACCTCTCTGCTTCATCTCATGGATCTTGTCGATCAGCTGAGTCGAAGAATACAGAGCACCGAGTCCCTTTGCTCTTGCGTCATCTAGGAAGCGCATAAAGCTGTTGAAGTTTCGTCGGTTGATGTAGTCGTAACCTTCACGGTGCAGTGTATCCAGCGCAAGCGACATCGATCTCTCCTGTCCTTCGACAGATACCGCACCGGAGTCAAGCAGCTGCTTTGCGCGCTTGTTCATCCGGCGCAGCGCATTGTAGTTATAGTTTGGATCATTGATCTCAAAGAATTCACCTTTGTATCTTTCAAGCGCGATCGAGTCCGGAGTCTTTTTTTCAAGCTCTTCCAGATTGCGGTTGATCTCTCTGACATTGCGGTTGAATTCTTCGAGGATCTTCTCTTTCGTTCTTCTAGTGACTGCCATCGTATCTCCTGTATCCTATGTCGTACAGCCATGACTCAAAGTCATCCTGTGAGACCGATATGTCGTCTCTCTGCCGGTTGTGTTCTCGAAACAGCTTCAGACATTTTGCTGTCGAGATCTCACCGCGCTGCCATGACATGAAACAGCTGACATCTGCATTGATCGCCTTCTGTGTTGGAAGCAGAAGTTTCTGGATGTTCTCATAGTTCCTCATACAGACCATACTTTTCCTCCAGCATGACGATCTCCATGCCGACGCGGTTGAGCGTCTCATGGTACTCTTCCTCCGATACCATACCTGCGATGCGTGCGTTCTCATTTGCAGTATACTGCTGACGCAGGAAGCGGATGCGCTCCGCGTCTTCATGCGTCATCTTTACCTGTCTTTTTGACATCGTCGAATAACCTCCTTTTTTCGTAGATCTGATCGAATGTCGCCGCGACTGTCGTGATCAGCATCATCATCCAGTCAGTCTCTTTTCCTGTGTCCTCGGTGAACCATTCGCACATTTTCTTCAGCTGCGGGATCGTTACATCTTTGATGAGCTGCTGCTTGGCTTGCTCGTTAGTGATCTTGATCCTAGGCTCTGACATATCCATGCTCCTCCTGTGCGATCAGTACAAGCAGACTGTCGATATTCAGCAGTTCACAGTCATCTCCTTCTGTGACATTTTCGAGATACCAGAGTCCTTTTGGCTCAAACCATTCGTTCGTTGCCTTATCTACATTGATGAGTCCGATCGATCTGATCTCTCGGGATCTTGTTATCAGGATCGAAATGCCTTTATCCTTTGATACAGGATAGTAGGATCCTAAACCGTCACTGATGATTTCGTCTTTTCTTAATTTCATATGTGTTTTCCTCCGGGCTGTTTATCAGCTTAATTCAATTATATATCAGGAAAATGCTGTCAAGAGCTCACCGGTGCATTTCACACAACTTCACATAATTCACAAAAATATTATGCGAAATTTGCTATAATTATATAGAGGAGCACAACTCCAACGGACAGGCCCGGAAGGCCGGAGATGCACTTGTCCTGTGCATGAATGCGCTCCTCAAGGAAGGAGAAAACGATGGAAGATGTTAATGTTCTGATACAGGCTGTAAGCACGGTCGGCTTTCCGATCGTGATGTGCGGGATCATGTTCTGGTTTCTTTGGAAGGAACAGGAGAATCACAAGGCAGAGATGCTGTCACTCAAGGAAGTCATCGCCGAGAACAACTCAGTTCTGGTCGGACTCAAGCAGCTCATCGAGGATAAATTGCAATAGGAGGAATACTATGAAACTATCTGAAAGACTCGCTCTTCTTCGCGCTGGGTACAGCAAGGAAGAGATCAACAACATGATCGACGAGGATGCAAAGGGAAAGCCGGATGAACAGGAGAACCCCGCAGAACCGTCTGCCGATCAGGCAACATTGAAGGTCCTCGCGACTTTGGCCAACGAAGTCAAGGATCTCAAGACTGCGATGTACAAAAAGAACATTGCTGGTAGTGAAGGAAACAAAGGCGGGCAGCTGAAAGCTGAGGACATTCTGGCCTCACTCTTGAATCCGCCTGAAGAAGACAAAAAGAAGGGAGAATAGAAATGTCTGTAAACACTATGTCGAAGCAGCAGGCTTATCAGCTGATCAACGCGATCCATCAGGAAGCGACTGGTCAGACTGCGATCACACCGACCGACCTGTCCAGCTTCATTTCTGTAGCTCAGGCTACTTTGCAGAGCGGTTATGAAAACACGCTCAATGCCATCACACAGGTCCTGCAGCGCACGATCATCGCTGTCCGTCCGTATGATGAGAAATTCAAAGGACTCCAGATGTCTGCTGACAGCTGGGGCGGAATCATCCGAAAGATCAACTTCGCCGACCGTGAAGCGATTCAGGATCCGACACATGAGACCGTTGAAGGTCAGGCGATCGATCAGTACAAAGTCAGAAAGCCGAAGGTCATCGAGACCAGATATGTCGGATCTGATGTTTACATGGGATCATACACGATCTATCGTGAGCAGCTCAAAACGGCATTCGAGAATGAGTCAAACTTTGGATCATTCATCACCGGTTTAATGACGCACTTCGCAAACGAGCGTAAGCAGTGGCTGGAGAACCTGAAAAGGTCCATCGTTGCAAATACGATCGCGGCGAAAGCTGATATCAATGATGCCGACTCGAATGTACATCTCCTCACCGAGTACAATGCATTGACAGGTCTCTCTCTTACCTCTACAACTGTTATGCAGCCGGCTAACTATAAGCCGTTCATGCAGTGGGCATACAGCAGAGTCAGCGAGATCAGCCGTCTCATGTCTGAAAGATCAGAGCTCTTCCAGCAGAAGCTCACCGGTTATCCGATCATGCGTCACACGGATGTCAGAGATCAGCGTGTCTACATGTCCGCGAAGTTCCTCGACAGCATGGATGCGATGGTATTGGCCGACACCTATCACGACAACTTCCTGCGCTATGCGGATGTTGAGCCGGTCACATACTGGCAGGCCATCAGGAATCCGCTGCAGGTCAGCGCAACACCGGTCTATATTGATGCAGCCGGTGCAGTGAAAGTCGGCGAAGCTCAGACGCTGAACAACGTCATCGGTGTCATGTTTGACAGGGATGCGATGGGATACAACATCTATAATGATGTCATCGAGACAAGCCCATATAATGCTGCAGGCCAGTACTATAACATGTTCGCGCACATGGACGTCCAGCTGCAGAACGACCTGACCGAAAAGGCAGTCGTGCTTTATCTCAACTAGTATTCCTCCTTGCGTGCTTGGGAGCTCTGCTGTTTTCCGGAGCTCCCTATTTTTATAAGGAGTATGTATGTTTAATATCGTTCTTTATAAATACAATAAGCGACCGAATTCACTGAAGCGACCAACAGCTCAAACTCCGGGCGAGACGATCCAGTGCGTCATGAAATCGATCTCTTCAGTCATCACACCGATCATCGAGATCAGCGATCCAAGGATGAGCAACGAGATCCCATTGTATAATTACGCATACATCGAAGATTTCGGCCGCTATTACTTTATTGAAGATGTACGCTTCGACATCGGCGTCTGGACCTTATGGCTCAGATGTGATGTCCTCGCAACATATCAGGAGGACATCATGAACAGCAGGCAATATGTGCTGCGTTCTGCGTCATCATTCAACGCCGATCTGATCGATACGCTTTATAATACCTATATCAACAGCAACAGAAATTATAGTCAGGTCGATTACTTGTCCGATAATGTAAATGTGATGAATAAGTCAACCGGAGAATGGAACAGCTATCCATATTTCAATCGCTCAATATCCGGCGGTGGATATTGCATCGGCGTTATCGGCAACAACACGACCGGTGTGACTTACTACATCATGCCTGCGCCATCGTTCAAAAAACTGCTGATGAATGCCTTCACGACAGTACCGTCCGATGCAGGAACCGATATGTCGCAGTTTACCAAAAAGACGCTCGCAAACTATCTGCAATATGTAACGTACTGCCGTTGGTTTCCGAACATGCCGATCTCCGCGAATCTGGGTGAAATGGTACAGGAAATCAGTTTCGGCGGTGAACCGATCCCCGTCACCGGTACGACCGATACATTCTGCTATCAGGTCGATGCAAACATGGTCGACCACTTCAAGATCACCATGAACCTGCCGGTACATCCGCAGGCAGGAACCTACCCATACATGGCCCTGTCACCGTACAGTGAGTACTCTCTGTACTTCCAGCCGTTTGGTGTGATCCCGCTGGACTCCTCCAAAATCTATGACTGCAGCGCTGTTGAGATTCACTGGTATGTCGATTACTGTACCGGATCCTGTGATCTGCAGATCAGGGCGGTAAACAACAGTCTCGATGATTACCCGCTTGTCTATACCGAAAGCACTGAGATCGGCGTCAACCTTCCGATCTCCAATATGATCATGGACTGGAAGGTCGGTCTCGGTATGGCAGGCCTATCCTTCATTAAATCCATTGCACCAAATGACTACGCTTCAAGAGCTATGACAGGCGGCGTCAGGAAATGGCAGCCGAATGATATCGAGCAGTCGATCCAAAGCACACCTGATCAGAACGTCAGTCTGATCGACACGGTAATGAACACGCTGGGTGCATCGATGGGACAGATCGCAACAAAAGGATCGAGCAGCAGCTTCTTGGCCTACAATATGGGTAAGCCGTTTATATTTTCCTATTTCATGGAACAGACAGCACATATGCCTGAGCTCTTCGGTCAGCCATGCTGCAAGGCTCTGAGACTTGATAATATCTCAGGTTTCTGTCTGTGTGAAAACGCGACGCTCGAATTCAGCACCGGCAACCCTACGGTCGACGAGCAGAACGTCATCATCTCGATGCTTAACAGCGGAGTGTATATCGAATAATGGCATTCACTCCGCGATATACAAAACCGAACCCGGACAGCCCATACTACAGCACATATGACCGTTTTTATTGGCTCGATATTGAACCATACGGCGGAAACTGTACCGGCTATGCATACGGACGTTTCAATGAAGTGGCAGAGAGGTCACTTTATAACGACTTCCGTATAACACATTCACCTGCAGACGCTAAGTATTGGATCTATAACACATGGCCTGATCAGACGTATACATCCGGCACGATAGACATACACCTAGGTGATATCCTTGTCTGGGGAAGCGCAACCGGTTTCGGACATGTCGAAAATGTTGAAGCGATCAACGGCAACACAATCACAACATCCGGATCTATATGGGGGAGTACCTATGGAAAGTCGACAGAATTCTACACACGCACGATCTCATATCCGAGTTGGGGCAGTGCGATGGGGTCTATCGTTCACAATGACGGATCATCTACTTATTATGGGAATCCGTTTATCGGATATATACATAATAAATATGTTGAACCGGGTCCGGGTCCTGGTCCTACTCCATCCGAAGATCTTGAGATCTCGATCACGCCGTCATCCTACAATGTGACGATGCAGGCATCTGAGGATCATGTTGACTTCACCTTCAACATTACGATCACAGGCATCCCTGACGGACAGACGGTATCTGGAGGCAACACTTTTCCGGGCCTTGATCGAATCTATAATACCGGCTGGAGCTACACTGACTATACCGTTGACGGTGTAACATACAGACAGGCGACCAAAACACAGACACTGCGATATAACCGCGAGTATCAATACGCTTATGTCATAACAAAACACATGTACTTCGACCTGTCATTTACGACCGGCGAAGTGCATACTGACACCCAGATGCGAATAACAGTCAAGGCATCCGGCAAAAATGACATCTTATACTACTGGATCAAAAAGAGAAAGAGAGGACGTATACATGGCATCTTCTGCTAGAATACCGGCAAGCTATGAGTTTATTAACCTGTACAATGCCGGCCTGAGACCGTCTTCAATCCATACGAAGAACACAGGTCTATACAATTATTATTTCAACAGGCTTTTTATAAAAGCACTTTCAGTGCTGAAATGGGAAGGCATTCCTGAGACATGGTCAATGGAATACTTTCAGTATGTGCTATTCGGCTATGGCTTCCTTGCGATCTTCAAGACAGCAGAGTATGGAGTCATACCGCAGAACTGCACGCTCTCCGATACACACACGATCTTCTATCAGCCGAAAAGAGTCATCGTATGCAACCCGGTCCTTCCTTCTTCATCGCTTGAGCTGGAAGTCGGGAAAGACTGCGAACTGCTGCGTCTGGAACCTGACTACAAAGGCATAACGGATATCGTCAGCCTGTATGCGGACATGCTTGCAGTGGCAAGTGAAACAGCTGCAGTCAACCTGCTCAACTCACGTGCGAGCTTCGTCTTCTTTGCGCAGAATAAAGCGGCAGCCGAAACGTACAAAAAGATGTACGACACGCTTGCATCCGGCGATCCGTTTGCCGTAATCGACAAGAACCTGCTCAATGAGGACGGCAGCCATAACTGGGAATGGATGCAGCAGAACGTCGGTCAGAACTACATCGTCACAGATGTCCTCAACGACTTAAAGACGATCGAGGACAGATACAACACTAAGATTGGTATACCAAATGCCAACACCCAGAAGCGCGAAAGACTGATCACATCAGAGGTCGAGTCCAACGACTCTGACACACGCTGTCTGGTTGACGTATGGCTCGATACGCTTACGCGAGATCTTGAGAAGATCAACAGCAAATATGGTCTGAACATCTCTGTCTCATACAGATACAAACAGAAGGAGGTCACAGATGATAACGAAAGCTACACTGTCGATACTAGGACTTTATAACTATGCTCCGGACATCTTCGATGACATGGCTCTGCCTGCTGTTATCACGAATAAAGGAAATGAGCATCTTGTGTATGAGCAGATCCTGCTCGAATATGCTGAGCTGGAGGTCCTTTATCCGGATCCCTCCGTAATGAAGCAGGCAATCGCTGTATGGTCACAATCACGCCTGCACATATGGACACGCATGGCCGATGTTCTTTACGAAGGCTATGATCCGTTCATCAACATCAAACGAGATGAACGCAGGGAGATCACCCAGACACGAGACCTTGCATCAACCGGCGAAGCTGAGAACAAGGTCAGCGCATGGAATGATACGACCTATCAGGACAGATCAAAGACCGGCACGTCTTCAACTGACACCGGAACCGTGACGACAGTCGAGACCTTCCATGTTGAAGGTGATTCTGCTATCACCGACGCACAGGACGTGTTAAGGAAAGAAATGGAAGTGCGACTCGCTTATGATCTGATAAACATCATCGTTAAAGAGTTTAAGGACCGTTTCTTGCTTCAAATATACTAAGGAGGACAAAAATTATGCCAAAGAAAAAGAAAACCACTCAGACAGAGCCTGTGATCGTCTCAGAAGAGAGCAAGACAGCTGTCATCAACTTTGGAGACCGCACGCTTACGATCAGGATCAGCGACTACGATGTCAAAGGAAAAG